CTGTCGACGGTGATCCGCGCGTTCGGTCCGACCGTCGACGCGTTCGACGGTGCGGTCCTGCACGGTGTGGCGCTCGTGGTCCACCACTACATCGGCGACATGGACCCGGACCGGCTCGTCGGGTGCCTGCAGGAGATCCCGCCGCGGCAGCTCAAGGCCCGCGCGTTGCTGCTGCGTGAGGTGCAGCGAGGCACCGACGCGCGGCTCGTCGCGAGTGTGGTGATCGAGCGGTACAACGCCGCCAAGGGCCCGAAGGTGCCGCCGTTCACCGAACGGGTCCCACCGTCAACCAAAGCCGAGTCCCACCCGCAGGCCCGGTACAACGCCGCAGTCCGGTCGTGGGCCCGACGCAACAACATCCCAGTCGGCAAGAAGGGCTACATCTCGCGGTCGGTGAAGGAGCAGTACGCCCGAGCAACAGGGGGGGGCTGATGGTTGACGAGGTTGACCGGGTCGCTGTCGACCGTGCCGTGTCCGGTGACCGTCCAGCGAAGCTCCGCCGAGGTGAGCGTCTCGAGGCGGTCCGGCGGCTGCACGCGAAAGGCCGCAGCTACAACCAGATCGCCGACGTGCTCGGCACGTCGCAACGGGCCGTGCACCGCGACCTCACCGACCTCGGTCTGATCGGCGGCCGCGGCTGATGCCTTGGTTCCGGGTCGATGACAACCTCGCGCTGCACCCGAAGGTGCTCGCCGCGGGTAACACCGCGATGGGCATGTGGGTCCGCGCCGGCGCGTGGTCCGCGCAGCAGCTCACCGACGGGTTCGTCGGTGACGACCTGGTGAAGCTCCTCGGGAAACGGCCACTGGCCGACCGGCTCGTCGCGGCTGGGCTGTGGGTGCCGCAGGCCGCGGGGTTCCAGTTCCACGAGTGGTCCACCGACGGGCGGCAGCCCACCAAGGAGATGGTGCTCACCGAACGCCGCGCATCCGCGGCCCGCGCCAAAGTCGCCCGCAGCCCCGAGCTCCGCGCGTCGATCCGCCGCCGCGACGGCGACAGATGCCGGTACTGCGCCGTCAAGGTCCTGTGGAACGACCGCCGCGGCGGCACCGGCGGCACCTACGACCCTGTGCTCCCAGACGGGCCGAGCGACGTCGAGAACCTCGTCGTCTGCTGCCGGGCATGCAACTCCTCGAAAGGCCGGCGCACCCCCGAACAAGCCGGCATGACGCTGATTCAGGTCGGACCTAAATCCGGACCTATATCGGATCCAGGTTGTTCTTAGTGTGTGCGCGATCCCCATCCCTACCCAAGGTGAAGTTCACTACGTTCCTTCACCACCCCAACATCAACACCTTCACCACGACCCGAAATCGAACATCGACGGTCCGTACCGCGCGAGACCGACGATGCCCCGAAGTCGGTGTCACCGGTGCGCTCGCTGCGCTTCGCTCCCCGGGCCAGGTGCAGCGATGACGCTGACCCCGCCGATGACCGTCGCGCTGATGCGCCTGCTCAGCCACCTCCGCCCCGACTGGCACGACGCCGGCGTGCACTCCGCGGTGGTGAAACTCGCCACCGACCCGCGGGACCCGTTCACCCTCGTCGACCAGGCCATCCGGCAGGCGTCGATCGCCGCGCACCGCACCCCGGAGTGCATCACCTGGACCACCACCGGCGCGGCGCCCGTCCGCCGGCAGCCCCTGCGGCCACCGGCCCGCGACGTCGACTACGAGAACTCGCTCTACCCCGACACCCAGGCCACCGGGTGAACGCCGATGACCACACAGACCAGGCGGGCGTGGGAGGCGGCGCAACGCGAGATATGCACCCGCAAACGGGTCTACCTGTCCCAGCAGCTCGCGGAGAACGCGGCGTGGCTGTTCGAGCTCGTGTTCGGCGACCCGTCCCGGCCGTACAAGTGCCCGTGGTGCCCGGACTGGCACCTCACGACCCACCCGGAAGGCGCCCCGCCATGACCCGACCACACCGCCGTCCGGACCGGTACGGGCGCTGCTGGGCCGCCGTCGGGGGTCTCGCTGCAGTGCTGGTGAGCAGCTGCGCGCACCCGTCGACGGTGCAGCGCCTGCAGATGCGTCCCGGCCCCGACACAGCCGGCCCGACCGCCTGCCAGCAACTCGAAGGCCCACACCTCGCGGGGCTGCGCCGCGCGACCAACCCGAACCGCGGACCCCGCCATGTCGTCACCGCGGACCTGAACCTCGCGACCGCGCTGCTCAACACGACCGCGGGCACCACCGGGGCGCTGCGCGCCGCGACCGTCACCCTCGCCACCGCCCTCACAACATCCGCGGCGGACATCACCGACCTCCACGTCCTCGCCGCCGGCCGCGTCCTGCTCACCCACCGCGCCCGGCACGCAGCCACCGTCATCGACAACGAATGCGCCTCGAACCCCAACCAAGGAGCAAGCCAATGACCGCACCGACCCTCGCCCCCGACCAGCTCAACACCCTGACACTCACGCACGGCGGGCACAGCGCACGCGACCAGGGCGTGTGCCTCATGGAAGCCGTCGCGTGGGCCGCCGGCGAACCGCACAGCGACCACCCGCGATGCGTCTCACCCGTCCTGACCTCGATGGGGATGCGCCTCAACGACAACCTCGACGACACCGAACGGCAGCAACTCAAGCCGTACATCTTCAAGGTGATCGGCACCCGCGGCGACGGCAAGGACCCCGCCCGGCGACGGATGGCCCGCGACTGGCTGATGACCAGCGCACTGCCCGAGTGGCTCGAGCTCGCGAACCGCCCAGACCTCGTCGAGCAGTGCCGCGCAGCCGCGGACCTCGAAGGCAACGACCTGTACGAGGCGATCGCCTCAATCCGCGACCTCACGTACAAGGCGCGGGCCGAAGCCCGGCAGAACCTGACCGAGCAGGTGAAGGCGAAGCTGCTCGAGAAGTGGGCTGCGGAAGGTAAGGCCGTCGCCGTCGCCGCCGTCGTCGCCGCCGTCGCCGCCGATGCCGCCGATGCCGCCGCCGCCGCCGATGCCGATGCCGCCGTCGCCGTCGATGCCGCCGCCGTCGCCGTCGCCGTCGATGCCGCCGCCGTCGATGCCGCCGCCGTCGCCGTCGCCGATGCCGCCGCCGCCGCCGCCGCCGCCGAAGGCAAGAGCGGTTACTCCGACGTCTGGAACGCCGTGTACTACAAGATGCGGGAGTACTTCCGCGACCAGGGCCTGCCCGAGAAGGTCCAGGCTCTGCGGGCGAAGCAGCTCACTGAGCTGTTCGACCTGTACGACCGCATGATCGCCGCCGCCTGATGGGCACACCAGCGCTGCTCACCCCTGGCGAGGTCGCGCGGCTGTTCCGTGTCGACCCCAAGACCGTCAGCCGGTGGGCCCGCGACGGGCGCATCCCGTCGATCCGCACCCCTGGTGGCCACCGACGGTTCCGCACCGCCGACATCCAGGCTCTCGCCGCGACCGCCGGCAGAGCGACCAAGGAGACCCGCGATGAGTGACCCCGACATCCAAATCGTCGCTGAGGAAGTGATCGACCCATGAGCGTCCACGCTGACTGTCCTGGCTGCTTATCAGGCGATCACTCGCGCCACGTCGGTCCCTGGAACGTTCGCGAGGGTCTGATCGGCGGCGCGTACTGCGTTTGCGATGGCGACTGCGCCAAGCGGCTCCAGGAGGCCGCTGACCGCTTCTTCGGCTGTCTGAGCGAGTGCTCATGCGGTCAGCGGTTCGTGCACTCCGGCGCGCTGCACATTCATATCGGCCGGCTGAGGGGCTTGCGACCGACGGAGTCGCACCTGCACCTGAACCGGGACGTCGAGCAGTGCCGCTACTGCCAGAAGGGACCTGCATCGACTGCTGGTTGTCAACCCGAAGGTGAGACGCGATGAGTGAACGCATCTTCAAGCGCCTGGTGTACGCGGACCCTCCTTATCTCGGGTGTTGTCGCCGGTACGACCATTACCACGGAGACGGCACCTACCCGTGGGATGGCGGATGTTGGGATGACCAGCAGACTCACGCGTCCCTTCTCGCTTACTTGGAGTCTTTCGACGGGTGGGCTTACTCACTGAGCTCACCCTCGCTCGACGATCTGCCCGGACTGCACGGCCACACCCACCACGGCTACACGGCAGGAGGACACGCACTGACATGACCGTGCCGCTACCCCAAGAGGCCGCCCTCGGTGGCGCGACCCCATGCGGGTTGACCGTGACCCGCTGCCCGCACACGAGCTGCGAGGAATGGATCCAGCCGGACAGTGTGAGCGCGCACCGGCTGCTCCACTCGCTGAACGACCACGCCGTGACCGTGTTGTCGGTGGCGGAGTGCGACGAGACGTTCGCGGATATGGCGCGGGCGTTGTGGTTCCAGATCCTGGACTTGGCGGGTGGCGGATGAGCCGGTGTGGCGTTACCGTGACGGGTTGTGGGCGACCTGGTGGCGGAGCTGCGCGCGTTGCACCGGCCGGTGCTGACGGGGCCGTTCGTCCCGAATCCGTACCGTCCGCCGGCGGATCCGGGTGGGCGGGCGGTGTGCGCGTCGTGCGGGCCGACGGCGTGGTGGCAGTGTGACACGATCCGGCTCCTCGACCAGGAGAACGCTGACGGCTCGACTCAGCCGGTCGGGCTCGTCGGGCCCGAGGGCTGAGTGCTCGCCTCGACCCCGTCCAGCAAGCGGCACGAGGCGCGAATCACGCTCAAACACCCGTCAAGGTGCTTGCCAGACCCGTCGATGGAACCTACTGTCAAGCTGACTGCCGGCGCCCCAGGAGAGATTCGAACTCTCATCCCACCCTACGTCCAATAGGTTGCTCATCCGTTGAGCTACTGGGGCTACGACAGTCACTCGGGAGCCGGCGTCGCGAGCGCCGGCTCCTGCATGTCTGCCGTCGCATCGAGTCTTACAGCAGACCTCGACGAAACGCGGGGGATATCCGCGCGACACGCCGGAAATCCGCTCGCCGTCGGTCACCGCCAAGCGTCAGCGCGAGTGTCAGAGTGACGACGACCAGCACAGTCCTCAAACATTCGAGCTAAGGGGCACTCGTGGCAAGCACGGCAGCAACAACCAAGACACGCAGCGGCAGCAGCCGCCGCCGGCGGCCCACCATGCTGGGCGTCCGCCTCCTCCCCGAAGAAGTCGCCCAGGTCGACCGGCTCATCGACAGCGAGAAGATCACCCGCGCCGCGCTGCTACGCCGGGCGCTCCTCAAGGAACTCGCCCGCTCGGCCTGACCACCGCCGGGTAGACAGCGACACGCTGTAACGTCCAACCCTTGACCCAAGGTTGAGGGTTTGCCACACTCGCCGCATGGCCCTGATCGCGCCACACCGCAAAACCATCGGCGACCCCAACACCCCCTGGCTGTGCAACGCCGCCCCAGGCTGCAACAAACCAGCCATCATCCAGGAAGCCGTCGAGTGCACCCTCGACCCCTGCGACCTCGGACCCGACGACCTCCACGGCCCCCACACCCACCCGCTCATGGCCTGCAAAACCCACGCCTGACCCGGCCCCGATGATCCTCCTCGAAGGCGTCCTGTCCGTGAAATGCCTCGACAAGACCACCGGCGCGATGACCTACCTCGAGAAGAAAACCGACGGGCTGACCCACATCGAAGCCCTCGGGATGCTCACCACCCTGGCCGACTCGATCCGCGCCGGGCTCGTCGGTGTCAGCCACCCCCACGGCGACGACTGATGCCCCGCAAGGCCGCGCCGACCCCGAAGTGCGGCGCCCGGACCCGCACCCCCGACCAGCACCCCTGCACCCACACCGCCGGTGAAGGCACCGACCACGTCGGGTTCGGGCACTGCAAACTCCACGGCGGCGCCAGCCCCGGCGGGAAGAAACACGCCCAACGGCAAGCCGCCGAACACGCCGTCGCGACCTACGGCCTGCCCCGTGACATCGACCCGGCCGACGCGCTCCTCGAGGAAGTGCATCGCACCGCCGGCGCGATCGACTTCCTCACCGCGCAGATCCGGGAGCTCGACCCTGACGCGCTCGTGTGGGGCTGGACTGAGTTCAAGAACAAGACCGGCGGCGACGATGAGGGCGTCACCGACACCCAGGCCGCTGGGATCAACGTGTGGCTCGAGCTCTACCACCGGGAACGCCGCCATTTCGTCGACGTGTGCAAGGCCGCGTTGGCCGCCGGTGTGGAGGAGCGCCGCGTGAAGCTCGCCGAGCAGCAAGGTGAGCTCGCCGGTCAGGCGCTCCGCGCGATCCTCACCGGCCTGAGCCTGACCGCGTCGCAACGGAAGAAAGTCCCCGGCCTGGTACGTGAGCATCTGACGTTGCTGCAGGGCGGCGCCGCGTGACGACCGCCCTCACTGACGCGTTCACCGCGAGCCTGCACCGTGACCTGCTCGCCGAGTACGACCCCGACCGGTACGTGCACGACCCGACCGCATGGGTCCGCGAAACGCTCACCGAGGAAGTCTGGTCGAAGGAGGACCAGGTCCTCACCTCACTCGTCGAGCACCGCCGCACCGCCGTCCAGTCCTGCCACGGCGTCGGGAAGTCGCACACCGCGTCCCGAGCGGCCGCGTGGTGGCTGTCCGCGCACCCGGCCGGGGAGGCGTTCGTCGTGTCGACCGCGCCGACGTTCCCGCAGGTCCGCGCGATCCTGTGGCGTTACATCCGCCAAGCGCACCGGAAAGGGAACCTCCCCGGCCGCGTCAACCAAACCGAATGGCTCCTCGGCGACGAACTCGTCGGGTACGGCCGTAAACCCGCCGACCACGACGCGCAAGCATTCCAAGGCATCCACGCCCGGTACGTCCTCGTGATCATCGACGAGGCGTGCGGCGTCCCCGAAACACTGTGGGTCTCCGCGGACAGCCTCACCACCAACCCGGACTGCCGGATCCTCGCGATCGGTAACCCCGACAACCCCTCCAGCCACTTCCGGGAGGTCTGCCAATCCCCACTGTGGAACCAGATCCAGATCAGCGCGTTCGACAGCCCGAACCTCACCGACGAACAGGTCTCGCCCGACCTTGCCGCGCTGCTCATCAGCCGGTCATGGGTCGAGGAGAAAGCCCAGGAGTGGGGCGTCGACAACCCGATCTACCAGTCGAAAGTCCTCGGCCAGTTCCCTTCCGACGACCCGAACGCGGTCATCCGCTGGACCGACCTGGTGCTGTGCCGCAAGGAACGCGTCGTGCCGTACCTCCCCGACGAGCTGCTCCCCGTCGAGCTCGGTGTCGACGTCGGCGGCGGCGGTGACCAGACCGTCATCCGGGAACGCCTCGGGATGAAAGCCGGCCGGGAATGGACCTCGAAATCCGACCGGCCCGAAGACCTCGCACCGCTGATCGTGCGAGCCATCACCGAGACCGGCGCGACCCGGGTGAAGGTCGACGCGATCGGCATCGGCTGGGGTGTGATCGGTGAGCTCCGGAACCTCGCGGACCAGGGGGTGCACCGCGCGGAGATCGTCGAGGTGAAAGTCAGCGAGGCCGCGAGCCGCCCCGACAAGTTCGCGAACCTCCGCGCCGAACTGTGGTGGGAAGTCGGCCGCGTCGCGTCCGAGCAACGCGCCTGGGACCTGTCCGGGCTGACGACCACGGACGGGGACCGGCTATGCGCGCAGCTCGTCGAACCGCACTGGGACATCGACCCGAAAGGCCGGATCCGCGTCGAACCGAAAAAAGACATCATCAAACGGCTCGGCCGGTCCCCGGATAACGCTGACGCGGCGCTCCTCGCGTTCTACGGCGGGCAGAACACCGCCGGTTTCTTCGAGCAGCTCCTCGCGCAGCAGCAAGCCGACGGGCAGCCACCGCCGATGGTGCAGGCGATCCAAACCGAACAGGCGAGGGGCAACACGTGAGCGACCGAGGGGTGGTGGCGATGAACCGTCAGCAACGCCGGCAGCATCTGCACCGGCAGCAGATCCTGCTCTCACCGGCAAGGATCAGCGCCCGCCGCGCGCAGGTGGCGCTGCTCGTCCGCCGCCTCGAAGCGATGACCCCCGACCAGCGACGGACCGCGATGAACAAGGCCGCGGCCGCGCACGCCCGAGCCGAACGCCGAGCCGGTAGGCGCGCGTGACGGACACCCTCACCGTGCAGGTGACCCGCGACCCCGGTGGTCTGCGGTTCACGATGCCCGCGTTCCCCGACTGGGCCGCGACGGCCAGCGGCGCGCACGAGATCGCCCGTGCACTCGACGCCGCGTGGACCGAACAGCAGATCGCGGCCTACGCCCGCAGCCGCGGCACCGTCCGTGACGTCCAGGCGTTCGACGACCGGCTCGACCACACCCGCCGCCCCACCCGGCTGCTGCACTCCGTGCAGGACCCGGCACCCGAACCGCGGCCGCAGCTCCTCGCCCGCGTGCAACGCCGCGAAGCTGAGGAAGCCGCGCAACGACGGATCATCACCTACGGCGCCGAGGAACTCCAACGCGCCCAACTGTGGACCATCAACTACGACGGGACATGGACCAGCCCCTACGGGCGGGTGTTCAAAGCCACCAGCGAACATGTCCGGCGGATCTCGAAGATCCTCGCCGAACACGGCGAGGAACCCACCCCGACGGAGCTCCGCGCGAAACTCGCGCCGGTCAACGACGCCGCCGATGAACCGGAACCCACCAGCCGACGCAGGCAGCGTCTCGCGTTGCGTGCGGTACCACTGGCCGAACAGGAGCGAATGCCGCTGCCTGACGCTGTGGAGGCATGACGTGGCGCTGCTCGACCGGCTCCGCGGCCGCCGCACCGAACCTGACCTGACGAAGGCCGTCGACCTGCCCCGCGCCGGCAGTAACGGGGTGATGGCCGTCGCCGACGCCGCCACCTTGATCCGCGCCGCCACCGAAGGCAGCAAAGGCCCGATCGCGGCGTCGGACCCGCTGCCCCGCGACCCCGCCGACCTCAACCCGTTCGGCGCCGGCTGGCCCCTGCAGCCGTCCCCGATCGACCAGCCACGCCCCGACACCGGCCGCCCCGAACCCCGGATCTGGCAGTACCCGGTGTCCGCGAACCTCCCCGGCGTCACCGACCGGCTCATCCCCTGGAAAGTGCTCCGCGACGCCGCGCAGAACATCGGGCTGTTCCGCCGCTGCATCGAGGTCCGCAAGTCCGAGATCGAAGGCCTCGAATGGGACATCATGGTCTCCCGGGACGCGGTCAGCATGGCGATGCGCGGCAGCCCCGGCAGCACCAAGATCGACGTCGAGCAGCAGCTCCGCGACAAGTACGAACCTGAGATCGGGCGGCTCCGCGCGTTCTGGGAGATGCCCGACCGCGGCAACGGGTACACGTTCGTCGAGTGGTGCAAGCAGCTCCTCGAGGAACATTTCGTGTTGGACGCGGTCGCGATCTACCCGCGCCGCACCTACGGCGGTCAAGTGTGGGCGCTTGAGGTGCTGGACGGGTCGACAATCAAACCGCTCCTCGACCACCGCGGCGGCCGGCCGCTGCCACCGCACCCCGCCTACCAGCAGATCCTGCAAGGCTTCCCCCGCGGGGAGTTCGTCGCCACCAGCATCCTCAACGCCCAAGGCGAGACGGTGCTCCTCGACACGTACCCGGCGGACCAGCTGATCTACAAGCGGCGCAACGTCCGCACCCACACCCCCTACGGCCTGTCCGCGGTGGAGCAGGCGCTGTTCGACGGTGAGGTGTGGCTGCGCCGCCTCGACTGGATCAAAAGCGAGTACACCGAGGGGGCGCTCCCACCGGCACGGATCAAGAACGTGCAGGCCGGCGTCGAGAAGGAACATTGGACCCCGCAGAAACTCGCCGTGTACGAGCAGGCCCTCAACGACCTGATGTCGGGGCAGACCGCGCAACGCCGGAACCTGAAGATGCTGCCGCTGGGCTGGGAGACCGACGGCGACCCGAACAGCGACGCCGCGTCGAAGTACCAGCCCGACTACGACCTGTTCCTGATCAAGCTGATCGGCGGTCATTTCGAGACGGTGTCCACCGAGCTCGGGTTCGCGGAGACCGGTGGGCTCGGCTCGGCCGGCTACCACGAGGGGCAGGCCGACGTGCAGGCCCGCCGCGGCACGAACCCGACGATCATGTGGCTGCGTGGGTTGTTCACCGACCTGATGCGCACCCACCTCGGTGCGCCGGTCGAGCTCGAGTTCCGGTTCCTCGGTGAGGACAACGAGGACGACGCCGCTCTCGACGAGGTGTGGTCGAACCGGGTGCAGCAGGGCCGGGCGACTCTCAACCAGGACCGTGACCGCACCGGGCAGCCGCGCTACGACTTCCCTGAGGCGGACATGCCGATGCTGATGACGCAACGCGGGATCGTGTTCATCGACGGGGCGCAGGAAGCGGCCGCGGCGGGGACGTTGATCGGTCCGGCGATGGCCAACCCGATGCAGGACCAGGCCGCGGACACCGACGGCACCCAGCCCAAGACGTCAGTGCCCGGGCACTACGCCGGCAACGGCCAGGAGAGACCCGACAAGAAGCCGACGCAGACGCAGAAAGCCGACGAGCTCAAGCAGCTCCGGTCGTTCCTGGCGAAAGACCGGCCGCGGCCGTTCACCGCCGACGTCCTCACCAAGGCTGACGTCGAGCAGGCCGGGCTCGACCCGACCCGGGTGGCGTTCAAGGCGGATGATGCTTCCCCTCGACGCCCACGCCGCCGAGAGGGCGGCATGGACCGGGTTCCGGCACTATCAGCACCCTACGGTGACCGCGAGCACGTCATCTATCGCCCAGGCGTCTGACCGGCTCGCATCCAACGCTGTCGCGGCTGTTGAGGGTTCACCCCACACCGGGCTGACCGTCGAAAGCGCCCGGCCGTTCGTCGCCGAGCATCTCCGTAACCTCGCCGGCCCGTTCCAGACCGGTCTCGTGCAGGCCCTCGTCCCGATGTACCTGGCGTCATGGGCGGCCGGTGAACACGCAGCCCGTGACGCGATCCGCCGCCGCACCCTCACCAAAGCCGACAACCCTGACGGCGGGGAGCCGGAGACACCCGCGGAGTTCATCGCCGAGTTCGGGCTCGACTGGGAGACCTGGACCCCCGGTGATCTCCGCGCCGCCGGCATCGTCTACGACCAGGGCCTCAAAGACCTGCTGCTGCACGCCGTCGGGCACAGCTCCACGTGGGCGTCACGCGCGACCGGCCGCGGGTCGATCCTCGCGTCGATCGCCGACACCCGGCTCGGGAAACTCGGTGACGTCCTCGCCGAGGCGCTCGCCGCCGGCGACAGCACCGACACCCTCACCAAAACATTGACCCAGGTCCTCGACACCCCGACGTGGGCCGGGCTCGTGTCCACGACGGAGACCGCCCGGGCGATGACCGCCGCGACCCTGCAGACCTACGTCGCGCATCAGGTCCCCGGCAAAGAGTTCCTCACCGCCGACGACGACCGGGTGTGTGTGCTGTGCGACGCGAACGAGGCAGAGGGTCCCGTCCCATTGACCGATCGGTTCGTCAACGGTGACCCGCCCGTGCACCCTGCCTGCAGATGCGCGCTGCTACCGGCCCTCGCACTCGAGGCAGGTGAGAGCGAGCCGAACGAGGAGGACACCGGGTGACGACCGATCAGGTGCAGTACGCGTGGGCGCCGATCACCAAGACCGAGAAGCAGGACGACGGTTCGATCATCGTCCACGGCACGGCCGCGAACCCGGCCCCGGACCGCGACGGCCAGAAGATGGACCCGGCGTGGCTCGCTGACGCGTTCCCGAAATGGTTCGCTGAGAGCGGCAACATCCGCGAGCAGCACAACGTGCAGCGCGCCGTCGGCCGCGCCGTCGGGTACGCCCAGGACGGCGACAACCACATGATCGCCGCGCACATCGTCGACCCGGTCGCGGTCACGAAGGTCGAAGCCCGTGTCCTGCAAGGGTTCTCCGTCGGCGTGAAGGCCCCGGTCGTCACGTTCGGCGACCCGGCCGCACCGATGGGCACGATCGTCGGCGGGTCGATCTGCGAGACGAGCCTCGTCGACCGCATGTCGAACCCGACCACCCTGTTCGAGATCGCGAAGGCCGACGCCGCCGGGCAGCTGCACGCCGTCGACGAGCCGCACGTGTTCACCGACTGGGAAGACGAGTCCCTCGTCAAGGCCGACCGGATCAACGCCGCCGACCGACGGAAGTACGCCGCGTCGGGTGTCGCGATGCCCAACGGTGACTTCCCGATCCCCGACGCCGACCACCTCAAGAGCGCGATCGGGCTCCTCGGGAACTACAAGGGCAGCAAAGCCACCGCGAAACGGCACATCATCAAACGCGCGAAGGCGCTCGGGAAAGCCTCGATGCTCCCCGACGACTGGAACGTCACGAAGGCCGACGCGGCCGCCGAGTGGGCCGCCGGTGTCCTCGCCGCCGGTCCGGACCTGGCGAAGGCCGACGCGATCGACGCGCCGACCGACGACGACGAGCAGGCGCAGATCGACACCGCGAACGCGTGCATCGCTGCGCTCGCGAAACTCATCCAAGGCGAGGCGATGAGCCTCGCCGCCGGCAATCTGAATGAGTGCTGCGACATCTCGATCCTGCTCGACGGGATCTCCGCGTTGCGGTACTTCATCAGTCGTGAGCAAGACGGCATGGAGGCCCGAGCGATGACGAAAGCCGATGAGGCCAGCACCGCCACGACCGCCACAACCGACTCGAGCAAGGTGGACGCCAGCACCGAGGCTGACACGTCGAAGGCCGACGCCGACAAGGGCGCCGGTGACGCGCAAGCAGCGGGCACTGCACAGCTCGAGGAACTCACGAAGTCAGACGGGTTCGCCAACGCGGTCGCGTCAGCGGTCACGAAAGCGACGCAGCCCCTGATCGAGAAGATCGAGAAGATGTCCGCGACGCCCGTCCCCGGCGGTCCCGTGCTCGCACGAACCGCCACCGACCAGCTGTCAGCCCGGGAACGTGACGCCGCCGCGATGCGCGGCGAGGCCCAGGCCCTCCTCACGAAGGCCGACGCCTGCACCGACCACGGACTCGCGGAGGGCTACCGCGAACGTGCGGCCGCGCTCCAAGCCAAGGCCGACCAGTAACACCCCCGCGTCCACCACATCGAGCACAGAAACGAGCCGACCATGACCACGCTGCTCTCCGACAAGGAGCACTACTTCGGGTTCGCCCCCGACGGCGACCGGCTGTCCAACGCTGAGGTCTCGAAGCGGTGGGACGACTACGTCACCAAGGTCGAGAACGCCGCGAGCCTGCAGATCAACCCGGGGCAGATCGCCGGGTTGAAGTCCGGTGAGCCGCTGTTCCGTGACGGGCACGCCGTGTCCGGCGCCGAGCTCGAGGACGTGCACGCCCGTGCGGTGTCCGAGGCGCTGCACAAGGCGATGACGCCGGACCTGATCAAAGCCAACGGCGGTGACCGGGTCGCGAGCATCACCGCGGCGATGGAGACCGTGAAGGCGCAGATCCCGGACATCACGAAGGACGTGTCGCTGTCCTCACCGTTGTCGACGGGTCTGGTCGCCTACGACCTCGAGGCGCCGGCGAAGATGCTCACCCCGCGGCCGACTCCGCTGCGGAACCGGATCCCGCGTGAGCGGGGGATCGGCACGTCACGGAAGTTCAAGGTCATCTCCGGGTTCCCCGGTGTGGCCGGCCCGAACGCGATCGCCGCGATCCGGCCCGGGATCACCGAGACCACGCAGAACAACTTCGCGCCGGCCGGCGCCGGGCAGTCGCTGTACTACGCCCGCGGCCCGAAGATCAGCTACCAGGGCTACGACGTGTCGGTGCCGTACCTGCAGTTCTCACTGTCCGATGAGGTCACGTGGGGCGCGCAGTACGCCGGCCAGGGGTTCCAGGACATCCGCGGCCTGTCCCGCACGTCGCTGCTGTACGCGTCGATGCTGTCCGAGGAGCGGCTGCTGCTCGGTGGCCGAGGGTCGGCGGGGAACAGCTTCGCGGGTGCGCTCGGTGCCCCGACCACCCCGACCGGCGCGTCCGGCGCCCCCGCGGCCGGGCAGACCGGCCTGTCAGGTGTCACCACCAACGTGTACGTCAAGTGCACCGCGGAAGGTATGTGGGGCGAGTCGACGCTGTCCGCAGCGGTGACCGTCGCCACGTCGAACGGGAACGTCGTCACCGTCACGGTGCCCGCCCCGGACGTGCCCGGCGCCACCGGCTACCGGTTCTACGTCTCCACAGGAGCGTCCGACCCGGGTGACGCCAGCCGGTTCTACGCCGGCCGGTCCGGCAGCAACGTGTTCGTCATCCAGGGCGCGCTCCCGACGACCACGAAGGCCGCGAGCACCGTCACCGCCGACACGAGCTCGTCGGCGTTGGACTACGACGGGATCCTGACCGTCTGCGCCGCCGGCGCCGGTGGCCAGCCGTCCGGGTACGTGAAGCGGCTCAACGCCGTGTTCGCGACCGGCGGGTCCGCTGGCAGCGAGTTCCAGGCCGCGTTCGCCGCGATGTACGACCCGTCGTCCGGTGGGGTCCTCGCCGACCCCGACCGGGTCCTGATGAACGGCACCGACCGCAAGCAGCTGTCGGAAGCCGTGAAGTCCGGGTCGGTCGCGAACTACACCATGCGGGTCACGCAGGACGAGATCAGTGGGGTGTCCCTCGGGTCGGTGGTCGCGACGATCGTGAACGAGGTCACCGGCAAGGCGGTCGCGGTCGAGGTCCACCCGTACATGCCGCAGGGCAACGCGCCGATCATCTCCGACACCCTCCCGGTGCCGGACAGCCAGGTCGACGCGTGCTTCAAGGTCGTGAACGTCCAGGACCTGATGGGTGTCGACTGGACCCCGCAGCAGTTCGCGTTCGAGTCCTCGAGCTACTGGTTCGGGACGTTCATGTGCCAGGCCCCGCAGTGGCAGGGCATCGTCCAGGGCATCAAGCCCGCGTAAGTCGTCGGTGGGGTCAGTGGAGTGCTGACCCGCTGGCCCCACCGCGATCGTCCGCACGAGTGAGAGGCATCTGATGGCGAACCAGGGCAGCCGGACGCAGACCCCGGGCGCGGACACCCGGCAGCCGCAGACCGGGGTGTTCGTGGAGTACACCGACTCCGGTGGGACCGTCGCTGGTGTCGTGACCGCGCAGTGCGGCGGCCTTGTCGGGTTGACCTCGGCCGGGCTGGCGGCGTTCCTCGCGCAGGCCGCCGCGTACCTCACGTCGGGGAAGGTCACGTCGATCACCGCGACCGGCGCCGCGCTGCAGGTGACCGGGACGCTGCGGGCCGTGTCGTACTCGTGCCTCGCCGCGGACGCCGCCACGCAGATCGCCGCGTTGCAGGCCCTCGTCATCTCAGCGAACGTCGTGCAGACGGTGCAGACGGTCCACTGACATGCGGATGGGGATGCCTGACAGCGCGGTCCGTGGCGTCACCCTCGTCGGTGACCACACCGGCCGGGAGAAGACGTACAGCGGCCGGATCGTTGATGTCGACTCGAAGCTGGACCGTAAGACGCTGCTCGACCTCGGCGCGTTCGACATCAACGTCGGCGGCGCGAGCCGCGCGCCCGGCCGGGTCTGCACCCGGTGCGGGTTCGTCGGGTTCTTCACCAGCTGCGGCCGCTGCGGCGCCCCCACCGTGAAGGAGACCTGATGGCGCTGATCAAGACCCTGATGCCCGAGCCGCACCCGACCACCGGGCAGCCCTGGTATCACGTCCGCAGCGACGACGCGTCGAAGGTGCTGCTGTTCACCGGGCCCGCGGCTGGGAACATGACCCTTGCCGACGGCACCCTCTACAACGTCAACGAGGACGTCATCGAGTGCGACAGCGTCGCGCACGCCCACGAGGTCGCATGCCTGATCGGTCAGCAGCACGAGCAGACCGGCCGCTACGACGTGTCGGCCAACGACCCGTCGAACCCGACCGGTGAGGACATCCCGTTCCTGCACGGCCCGTGCCCGCACTGCGGTGCCGGTGAGGCCCTCGTCCGGCCGGCGCCGGTGAAGTACTTCAAGTCCCGCGCCGAGGAACAGGCCGCACGCAAGAAGGGGGCGCGGAAGTGACCCGCATGTCGACCGCGGCCGAGAACGCGGCGCTCAACGGGCTCGACGGCACCGGTGCGACGAACACGATGCCCGACATGGCGCTGAACACCGCCGACCCCGGCACCACCGGCGCGTCGGAGAACGCCAACAGCGGTTCCTACGCCCGGCAGGCGTCGTCGATGTCGGCGGCCGGGTCCGGGGCGAAGGTCAACTCGGGAACGATCACGTTCGCGACCGGTGGCACCGTCGCGGTGCCGTACTTCTCGCATTGGTCGTCCGCGACCTACGGCGCGGGCACCGTCGGGCCGGCCGGTGCGCTCGCCGCGGCGGTGACGTCGACGGCGATCGTGTTCGCGCCGGGAGCGGTCAGCTTCACAGCGACCTGACCGAGGTGACGTAAATGCCGTCACCGTTCACCCAGCAGACCGCCACCTCGCTGGCGACCCGCACCACCGTCACCCTCACTGT